TTCGTAGAGGCGGTATTATATCGTCTTTTGGATGCCATTTTCTCACAGAAGAAGGTGTGGATGGTGAAAACTCTCGACCCGAATGTGGTTACTCCAGAGGAAGCCACGAAAATCGAGGATGCTTTAGACTGGTGGCAGAAACATATACTGAAATTCCGCAAGAAGATATTCTCACCTTTGATGCAGGATGTGAAAATAGGCACTGGGGTAGCTCAGTTCGAGTATGTGCGTGAGCAGAGGTTCATCACAAGATACGCCACACCTGAGGAAATAAAAAATAAGAAAGTAAAAAAATACAGAGACAGGGGCAACCGCTTGGTTGTTAAGGTTCCAGTTACCACATACGAGGGACCGAAGTTGAACCCTGTTGACAGGGCTGATTTGGTCATGTCCTCAGAGGCTACAGAAATTGAGAACGCTGCAATAGCAGGGTATGTCGTAAGAATGCCGAATCATGAGTTTAAACGGCGTGTAGCTACGAAGATGTACCCCATTACCGCAGATGAGAAAGATGCCATTCTACTCGGTGACGAGTTAGGCGAAACGAAACAGAAGCGAATCGAGGATTCCAATAAGGAATACCGAGAGGAGTATAAAGATATAGACGTTCATGTTGTGTGGCTGAAGTATGACGTGGATGGAGATAATGAGGTGGACGACATCAAGGTGTCGTTTAACCTACGCACGGGTACTCTGTTGAACGCTTGGTATAACGATTCATTCTACGGGCATAGACCGCTTCAGTTGTTCGTGTTCAAACCTATCGAGTTCTCGGCAGATGGTGAGGGTTTGTGCGGTATTCTGGAACAGTTGAACGAACTGATGGACACTATGTTCAACCAGAGGGTCGACAGGCTTAATCAGATTAATGCACCCGTGTTGCTTCGCAGGCAGGGTAGTCTGGCGAAGAATATTCAGCATGTACGCCCAGGTATGATTATAGACGTTGACGAGATGGACGACATTCAGGAGTTGGCGTTCCATGATACCTACCCTGGGACAGAGCGTATGGAAGGGTCGATTATGCAGTTTGCCCAGTACGCATCTGGCGTTAGTCAGTTGCTTATGGGACAGAATACAGCCGAGCGTCCCGTTGCAAGGGACACATTGGCACTTATACAAGAGGTCTACAAGGGTATCAAACAGGGTATCGAGAATACTCGGTATGACTTGGGTGAGACGGGGATGCGGGCGGTAGAGATGATGGCTCAGTATTCGCCTGTGTATTCGTACAAGTTACCTGTACAGGGTGCAAACGGTGAGGAAACATTCGCAAATCAGGCGGTAGATTTATCAAAAATGGGTTACCTCAGGGACGCTATCAGCGTTGAGTTAATGGCATCCTCAGAGGTTTTGAATACAGAGATTCAGCGAGAGATAGACCTCACGCTGTATCAGATGCTTTCTGATTACTTCACTAAGGTCGCGGGTATGCTACAGGCTCTACCACAGGTATCGCCAGGTATGCAGCAGTTCATAGCGAAGGTCATACAGATAGGCTCTAAGCTGATGAAGCGGATAGTGAGGGATTTCGGTAATCTGGATGCTGAGGAATTGGTGCCAGATTTAGATGATATAGACATGCAGGGTGCTATGCAGCCACCGATGCCGCAGGGTCCTCCACAGGGGGGACAAGGACCACAAGGGCAGGGCGGACCGCCACAGGGACCACCGCCCATGGGTATGTAATGGAAGACAGTCGGGGAAGACTAGCTCTAAAGCGGGTTCTTGAGGATTACAATAAACTCGCAGAGAATGAGTTTTGGCACAGGTTTTGGAAAGATATAGAAAAAGAGAAACAGAATTTGAGTTTTAGACTAGCCCGTGGTGAGTCACTACCAGAGCAGAAACTACGCTACTGGCAGGGTGCATTCGCATGGCTAGAATTAATGGAAGACTACCCGCGTCGTATCCTTGAGGATACAAAGCGGGAAATAGACAAATAGGGGTACGCCACGTTCTGTGGTCCCCAGGGGAGTTGATGATGGCAGATCAAGTTGACAAGCCTCCCGAACCGAAGAGTACGCCTGAAGAAAAGCAGGTCTCCGAGGTAACGGAGTCAACGTCGGATTCCTCAACAGAGGTTCGGTCCGATGAATCGGCTAAGATGGAGTCCGAATTAGGACGACTAAGACAAGAACTGGGTGATGAAAGAAAGAAAGCGGAGGAACTTAATGCCTACAAGTTGTGGTACGACCAGAATGCTGCACGGATGCAACAGCAACCGCAGCAACAGGTTCCACAGCAACCAGCACCCAACCTAGACGAGCAGTTTTTCGACAAGCCTACAGAGACAGTACAGAAGATACTGTCACAGTACGAAATGAAGCGGCAATACCAGGAAGCCTATCAATCGGCTCCCTCGGCATTTGCACAAGCTAAAATGATGTACCCCGATAGGTTTGAGGGCGTGGATGAGAACATGGTTCAACAGATCATGTATGCACCTGTTCAACAGGGGCAGATGAATCCAAACGTATTGAAAGACCCGAATCTATGGGCTGGTGCGGCATGGATAGCCAAGGGAGCGCAGACTCAATACAAGATGCCTGACCCTGGGCTTAATCCGATGAATCCGCTACAAGATGAAACGCCTGGTAGGTCACGTTCTAATGAGGACAGAGAAATCCCCGAAATTCGGGGTGATGACCTAACCACATCCTTTATGGATGAATTTAAAAAGTTAGGCATGAAAGAAGAAGATATTCTTAAAGAGGTGCAGGCAACGAGAGAGGAGGAAGGATAATGGCTAAACCGATTGTAGATTTAAAACGTTCAGATTGGGATAAGAAGAAGTCTGACCCTTCACGGGGTCAGTATGTATTCAACAACAAGGTGTACTACAAGAACAAAGATTTTAGAGAAGGCTATATCCATCCCTACAAACTCAAGTGGTGTAAATATTCCGAACATGATTACCCACGCCCATTTTACTCTTTTCATAAGTGGCAGAAGCTATACAAGGCTACCTACGTGGTAGTCGGTGACGATTACTGGCCTGAGGACTTTGAACCCGATACTGAGAATAAGTACGTAGATATGGATTTAGTCCTAGTGAAAATTCCTATTGAGGTTCATATGGAACATAGAAAGAGGTCGGTACAGAAGGCAGAGTTAGCCGTCAAGAGTGTTAAAAAAGAATTTCTTGACGAGGCTAAAAAGTCGGGCATTGAGGTAGCAGAGGATGTCATTGAAGAGGAAATGGAGAGGGCAAAAAGACTAGGAGTATAGACCATCGCCGACTCTTTTTGAATAATTCAAATAGAGGATAAAAATGGCGACTATGGGATTTGAATGGTCCGGCATAGGAACCTCCTATGTTAAGGACTACCCCAGCGATGGCGGGGACGATGTGGCAGCCAATGATTTGTGCACTCTAAATACGAGTGGTCAAATCGGTAGCGTTGCCGCAGATGGCACTACTTTCGGTGTTGCTCTCAAAGCAATCGGGGGCACTGCCAACGTAGAAATACCAGTTCAGGTTATTACTCCCGATTCTGTGTGGATTTGTGAAGTGGATGGCACTTCAGCCCAGACTATAGTGGGTGAGGATTTCGGTTTGGTTTATACGACCGGAAGCCAGTGCGTTGACTTAGATGACACCACAACCACACAGGTTAGAATTGAGCAGATGGACACTAGAGATGGTGCTGCTGCGACTGGTAGAGTATATGTGCGATTCAAGCGTAATGCTATCTTGAAGGACCTGGGGTAAACAATGGCAATATTAAGGACAAATTGGGATACAACTACTAACAAAGAAGTTTTCAAAACGTTAGTTAGGAAATGGTTCGATAGCACGGATAGAGAGGCGTTAGTTGAATATCCGAATCTCTTCAAAACTCTGACTACGAAGGACGACTATGAGAGACACGGACGGTACGCAGGATTGGATTATCCTGGCGAACTGGATGAGGGAGAAAACATTCCTATTCAGTCACCGAAATTCGACGGTACGAAAGACTACACGCAGACCGCCTTTGGGTCTGGATTCCGTGTTACCGATAGGATGAAACGGTTTAACAAGATCGGCGCGGTAGAGAAATTTACCAAGTCGTTGAAACGGATGCAGCTAGAAGGTAAGGACGTGCAGGGTGCTCTGATTTGGAATAACCTTGCGGCTACGACCTATACTAATACCTTTGATACTCTTGCAGTTGCGAGTAACTCTCACACCTGCTTGGATGCTACACCCTCCACGTACGACAACTACGGTGACGCTGCTTTAGCAGTGGCCTCCCTAGAGAACGCACTACAGTACTTCGATTACATGTACGATGACCAGGGTAATGTTTTCACGGCAAGACCTGATACTCTGGT